TGTTTTTTCTTAATATATTCATCATCATTCCATATCTCTTTTTGTAAGTCTCTCTGGTACAGCTCAGTTTTAACAAGCTCATATGTTCTAGAAGAAATACTTTCTTTTATAACGTTGCGAGTCATCCAATTAATTGCAGCTTGCATTTTATATTTTGCCAATCCATCGTACATTCTTACTAATAACAAATGTGCGATGCAGTGTTCTCTAGGAGTTAATAAAACCATATTAGATTTTTTATTACTCCCTCCAAGTGATCTAGGAATTATATGATGATTCTCGTAGTAACAGTTGTCAGTTTTCCTTCTATCTAAAGATTTTCTTGATTTAATTAGATTGTCGTAAATTTTAGAGTATTTGTTATCTAGAGATATATATTGTTGTTGGGCCATAAGTTACTCCTTTGGTCTAAAAGCGATGGAGATGGCAGTCTCGCGATCGCTGCTTTCTAATTATTTATGTATCTCCTTTAGAAACTCACCTTTTTGGTCCCTTTTTCGTGGTGTTTAACCGCCCTTTTTAGGAAACGTCTGCTAAATAGTTGTAACAAACTCAAACCCGCATAGGAGAATTTAAAATGGCATTGACATCACCAGGCGTAGAAGTTAGTGTAATTGACGAAAGTTTTTACACCCCTGCTGAACCAGGAACGGTACCCATGGTATTCGTTGCACAAAACAAAACAAATGCAAGTGGCACAGGAACAGCACAAGGCACATTAGCTGCTAACGCAGGTGTTCCTTACTTATTAACATCACAGAGAGATTTAGCTGACACATTTGGCGATCCACTGTTTTACACAGATAACAATAATAATCCAATTCACGGCGGAGAGCTAAATGAATATGGTTTGCAAGCGGCTTATTCACTGTTGGGTGTTAGCAATCGTGTGTATGTTACAAGAGCAGACATTGATCTAGGACAATTAACAGCAAGCGCCACGGTGCCCAGCGCAAATCCAGATGATGGTACATATTGGTTAGACACAGCAAACACATCATGGGGCATCCAAGAATGGAACGGCAGTGCTAGAAGTGCATCAAACACAACGGGTCAAACATTCACAAACAAAACTCCTATTGTTATCACAGAAACAACCGATACTGCACTAGTTCAGGTAAACGGTGCCGCCGAAACAGGACCAAGTTCAGCGGTAGGCGAAGTAGGCGATTATGCAATACTTGCAACCACCACAACAGTAAAACTATTTTACAGATCCGCTGGCAACGGAAACACAGCGGGCGGCGGTACTGCGGTTGCATCGGGCGATTGGGTATTAGTGGACAGCGAGCTGGCCAACAATTACTGGTTCAACCGTATCTAGAAGCGGCGACAACGGAAATATTACCATCAACGGAACACCTGTTGCTATTGGAGCATCTGATACGCTAGCAGAAATTGCAACTACAATTAACAATTTAGCATTGCAAGGCATTAATGCTAGAGCAATCAACAGCAGATTAGAAATTTTCAGCAACGGCACAAGTTCAGGTGCTGACGATTCTACAGCATCTGGTTTGATTTTACTAGAAGGTGCAGAAGCACTGTTAGACGATCTAGGCCTAACAGCAGGAACTTACTATCCACCTGCACTGGCTATTGCACAGCACACCAGTGTGCCGGAATGGAAAACAGCCGATACATTTAGTCGTCCTACAGGATCTATTTGGGTTAAAACCACAGAACCAAATGCAGGTGCACGCTGGAGAGTCAAGCAATGGAATGACAGCGCACAGCTATGGGAAGACGTATCAGCGCCACTATACAACAATAATGTTAATACATTTAAAGTTTACAGAAGATCAAGTGCCGCGCCAACAAATATTGTGGGCACACGCATTGACGCAAATGGTGTATCAGCTGGATCATATGAAATTGTTATTAGTGCAACAGATGCTGGATCAGCTAGTTACGGTACAGCCACATCTGTGGCATTTACCACAACTGGAATTGCAGCAGATGCAAGTGTAATTGCTAGTGCTATCAATAACGCAGCGATTGAAAATGTATCAGCTAGTGTTGACAGCCAAAACAGAATCACAATTTCACATTCACAGGGCGGTGATATCAAGATTACAGACTCATTAACTCCTGTGTTGTCAGGTATGGGATTTGCGGTTGGCACAACTACTAATCTACGTTATCAGGATGGTACAGATAACACCACAGATCCACTACAGGTACAGGCTACACTTTGGTCAGTACTAACTTATACGCCATCAGACAACGAAGTAACAGATTTAGCCGCAGACGATACACTTTGGTATAATTCAATTGTTGACGAAGTTGACTTGTTGGTACACGATGGTTCAACATGGGTCGGATTCAACAATGCCACAGACTATGCAAGTTCAGAAATCACTGTTTCGGCTTCAGAACCAACTTCACCATCAAACAATGATATTTGGATCAGCACAGCGGATTTAGAAAATTATCCAACAATTTATAGATACAACACCGCACTTCAGCAGTGGGATTTGTTAGACAAGACGGATCAAACCACAGAAAATGGCGTATTGTTTGCTGATGCACGCTGGACCACAGAAGCAGACAATGATCAAGCAGACGCAAGTGAAATAGAAGATTTATTGCTAGATGACTTCTTAGATCCGGACGCACCTGATCCTGCACTGTATCCAAGGGGTATGTTGCTGTGGAACACACGCAGAAGTGGCTTCAACGTTAAGAAGTTTGTACGCAATTACATTGATCTTAATGCAGACAACGAGCGTTACAATAACGGTGAAGCAATGAGCTCATATTATCCGCACCGCTGGGTTACAGAGTCAGCCAACCAGACAGATGGTTCAGGTAGCTTTGGAAGAATTGCACAGCGCAAGGTTGTGGTGCAAGCACTACAGGCTATGGTAAACAGCAATGATGCAATCCGTGATAATGAATCACGCATCTTTAACCTTATGGCATGTCCGGGTTATCCTGAACTAATTGGTGAAATGATCAGCCTTAACTATGACAGAGGTTTAACCTCGTTCATTGTTGGTGACACACCTGCTAGATTACCATCAGATGCTACATCACTTAATAATTGGGCAACAAACCAATTATTGGCTGTTGAAGATAACGACAACGGATTGGTTAGCCGTGATGAATATCTTGGAATATTCTACCCACATGGATTTACCAGTGACAACTTTGGTAACAATGTCGTTGTTCCACCAAGCCACATGATGTTGCGCACAATTGCATTGAGTGATCAGGTCAGCTTCCCATGGTTTGCACCAGCAGGCACAAGACGCGGCGGAATCACAAATGCTACTGCAACAGGTTATATCGATTCAGAAGGAGAATTTGTAAGCATTGCTCTTAACGAAGGACAGCGTGATACATTATATTCAAATGATGTAAACCCGATTACGTTTATAACTGGTGCAGGACTGGTAAACTATGGACAAAAGACACGTTCAAGAGGATCTAGTGCATTGGATAGAATCAATGTTGCAAGACTTGTGATTTTCCTACGCAGTCAGCTGAATCAGCTTGCAAAGCCATACATCTTTGAACCAAACGATAAAATTACACGTGATGAAATCAAGCAAGCAGCTGAAAGCTTGATGCTTGAGTTGGTAGGTCAGAGAGCATTGTATGACTTCTTGGTAGTTTGTGATGAATCAAACAATACACCTAGCAGAATTGATAGAAATGAACTATACTTGGACATTGCTATTGAACCTGTAAAGGCTGTGGAATTCATTTACATTCCATTGAGACTTAAGAATACAGGAGAGATAGCAGGTTTATAAGGCGAAAAATAGGCCCCTGAAAAATGGGGCCTAAAATTGCTAAATACTTGTAACAGGAGAACATAGAATGGCAATCTCAACACTATCAAAAATCACAGTTCCGTTAGCAACAGGCGACAGTGCTAGCAACCAAGGCTTATTGATGCCAAAACTGCAATATCGTTTCAGGGTAACACTTGAAAACTTTGGAGTTAGCACACCCACAACGGAATTGACAAAACAGGTAATTGACGTGGCTCGTCCAACGGTGAGCTTCGAAGAAATGACAATTGACGTTTACAACAGCCGTGCATACTTAGCAGGCAAGCACTCAACTAGAAACATTTGAACTTTATGGCTGTTTTGTGCAGAACGCGGCATACAATCAGTTGTCATACAGCGCAAACGAACCAGTGACAGTAACACTGACTATACGTTATGACAATGCAATTCAAACGCCACAAGGTACTGGCATTGGCACAGCGGTAGGACGCACAGTGAACACGCTAGTAACAGGCGGCGGCGTATAAAGAAAAACTTGCCATTCAGAGACAAAAGGGAGCAATCGCTCCCTTTTTCTTTATGTGCGCAGTTAATTTAATAAGCTAAATATATGTATGGCAAAGTTTAGTGCATTTTCAGATAATTTAACAAACAGCATTCTTGGACCCAAGGGAAACATGGCCGACTGGCAGCATGCCTGGTTAAGAGCGCAGATTTGCCGAAGTATTCTGCTAATATCGAAACAAAAAACAAATATAATCGAAAAAAGAATATTCAAACCAACATACAATATGAGCCTGTAAACATAGAATTTCACGATGACAATTATGGTGTAACCACAGCATTTTTAGAAGCTTATTACAAATATTACTTTGCAGACGGTAATCATCAATTCAATGATGGATCATATGGCAACAGGCGAACAGGAGATACAACCTACAAAGGACCAGGAGAAAATTATCAAAAATTTGGTCTAGATAACAACACACCTGTTACACCTTTTTTTGACTACATACAAATTACACAATTTGCTAGAAAAAATTACACCACATATACGCTGATAAATCCAATTATATCCAATTGGGCACATGACAACATGAATTACAACGACGGCGGCGCAACGGCACAAAACACAATTTCTGTTGCGTATGAAAGTGTGCTGTATGATAGGGGAACCGTTAGCGATGGAGGAGTAAAAGGTTTTGGTGAGGAACACTATGATCAAACTCCTAGTCCATTATCAATACTAGGCGGCGGAGGATCATCGTTCTTTGGGTCCGGTGGGACACTTGATACTGCTGTGGATATCTTTAGATATTTAAGAGGGGAAAACAATTTCTCAAATCCACTAGAAGCAGCCGTTGCTGGAGCAAATCTTATTGGCAATGTAAGAGATCTGTCAGCAGAAGGGCTACGATCAGAAGGATATAGTTTGCTTACAAGTGCTCTCGGTGATGTTGCGGGCACTGATGTCAGCGGTGTTGCGCAAACATTCTTTCCAAAGAACGGAGGAAGGGGCGGCACACAGGATTTGCTGTTAGCCACAGCGGCGGTGGTTGGCACTAGGGCAGTGATAAACAACAGTGCGGAAAGAACAGAGATAGAAACAAATCCTGCGGCAGCAGAAGCAAACGGAAAACAGAATTTTGCCAAAGACTTTCAAACTGGCGGCGGAGCCGGCGGCGTAAACGAAAGAAATGCGGCATGGGACGCACTACCTGAAAGCGTAAAAGCGCAATATAGGAATCAGTAATGAGCAGTTTACCAAAAGAAAAAATTGACAATTTCAGTGACAAGGGTGTTACCAAGTTTTTTAATCAATATTTTTCAAAAACATTAAGTTTTCCAACAAATCAAGTAGACGCAGTTATTGCGTTCTTTGAAAAACGTGGTTTTGACAAAAATGCCGCCATAACTGTTGGTACGGTGCTATTACAACAGGCAAAATTAGATGGAGTTAACATTTTTAAGGTGTTAGATACCTTAAAAGGACTCACAGAAGT